AAAATGCAGCGCCTCTGGCACCCTGGGAGCCGAAGCTCCCAGAGTGATGTGAGGTGCTACCTTAGTAGCAAGCGACCAAGTCGAGCGCACGCCGGCAGCGTTTGTGGCGAACCACAAAGCCCAGATCGGGGCGCTCCACCTTGGGACCGTAGGCAAACAGCGCCCGGAAAAACCCTGTATTGCCGTCGACGTTGCAGTCGCGGTCAGGGATGTTCCGCCAGACGAACTCACCCGACCAGGAATACTGGGGGTTGTAGGTCATCGGGGCGCGGGTCTTCGGCTTCGGAATGAGGATCTTCAACACGTCCGCGTGATAAATCACGGTGTCCGTGTATTCGGCATTCCGGTAAGCATCGGAGACTTCCCACTTGTCGCCCTTCGTCGCATTGCTCGACGAGAACGGCTCACGATGAACCCACTGACCGCCGATGAAGTCGTAGCGGGGCGGGAACTCGATCGTGAAGAAACGGTATCCGCGATACACACCGGACAGTCCGGGCGCTCCGAGCATCGGGGACTGGGTCTCCGAACCCTCGAAAGCGTAACGGAAGTCGTCACGGGTGTTGGCGTCTTGGCGCTTTAGATCATGGAACGTGAAACGCTCGCCGACTGCCGCGTAGATGGGGGTCATCTCGTCGACACGGGCGAACGGGTTGATGCCGCCGCCTGCGTAGCCAAGGGCTTCGTAGATGGCTTCAAGGATACCCCAAGTCAGCTTGGAGGTGGCCGGGGTGTTGAGGAAGGCGCTGGTTCCAGTCGGAAGACTCGGGGCGGCGATCATTTTGTTACCGCAAGCCGCGATGTATTCGTTCTGGTAGGCGTTGGTCCAAACCCATTTCGTGTTCTCCGAGAGAACGCGAACGATGTTCTTCACCTGATCTTCGACCTGCCAGGCGAACTGAAGGTCGTCCAGACAGATGTCGGGCGAGTTCAGCGCGGCCTTTTTGAGGCTGGTCGAGCGCAGGGTGATGCCGAAATTGTCGATCGACTGACCGGCGATTTGGCACTGACCGCCCGCTTCGCCATCCGAGGACTCCCACGAAGTAAACGTGACGGGGCTGGATGAGAGCGTGCGCTCATAGATGGGGTATTGGTATTCCGTTCCCTGACCGTCCATCCACTGCTCACGCGGCAGATACTTCAGGTAGAAATCGGAATTCATGATGTTCTTCGCGACATTGTTCCGGATCAGTCCGGCATGTTCGACGAAGAGAGCTTCGATGTTGTTGCAAGCCATAGTGCTTGATTCTCCTTATTGTGCGGTTATTACCTCGCCTTGATCGGAGACCGCACATGCGGAGCCGGACGGGGTGATGACCACGTTGTTTGCTCCCGCCGCGGAACAGGCTTTACACGCGAACCTAACTTTTGATTTCTACCGGATGATTGCCGCTACCCGTAAACGTGAGCTTACATTACGACGGGTTAATGCGTTGTCAAATTTACGGGATTATTACAAATGCAAAGGGAGGGGGCAAAATGTCCCCCTCCCTTGCGTCCGGTCACCGAAGTTTCCGGAGGGATTTTAAGCTAACCCCGACTTGATCGCCGAAAAGAAGTCTTCGTATTCCTTCTTCTCCTCTTGGCCGGTGCCCACGATCGGGTCGGCTGCTCCCCCACCAGCGCCGGGTTTGGCGCTTTGGTATTTGGAGAGGGTCTTATTCAGTTCGGCCGTCTTGCGGAAGAGGTTCTGCACGAGACCGTAGAGGAACGGGGCCGAAGCCGCCCGCAGGGCCAACTCCGCCCGCGCCTGGTCGCTTTCCGCCACCATGTTCCAGTCGAGCCCCGTGGCAAACTTCTCCACTTCCCCGATCTGGGAGTTCCAAGCATCGTCACCTTCCCGACGTTTGAAGATCGGGGCTTTCTCGGTGACATCGCTCCACACCTTTTCCAAGGTGCTGCGATACTGTTTGCCCCTCTGTTCGGAGAACGCTTTCTGCTGTTCCTCGTGATGGGCTTGGATCTTCTCCAAGGCGAGCTTCGCATTGTTGCGCACCTTGTTGGCGATCCCTTCAACCTTCTGCCACTCCTCGGCCATCTCGTAGAAACGGAACCGATCCCGGTCGTTCATCCCGCTGGCCATATCGACCAAAAGTTCGGTCTGTTTCTCGGGGTCCGCTTCAGCAAACGCCACTCGGGCGTCAACCTCACGGAATTCATACTTCTTGGAGAAGGCTTCAAGCTGCTTGTTGATCCGTTCACGGGGCACCGCGACCGCATCCTTGAACTCCTTGGTCGCCTCAACCCTGGCAATTTGAAGCTCCCGCTCGTAAGCCTCGACCGTTTCGCGGAGAGCTTTGACCTCGTCGGGGGCGACATCGGTCGTCTTCTTCTCCACTTCGGCCAACTTGGCTTCGAGTTCCTCGCGCTTGCGCCGCTCTTCCTTCAGAGCCTTGCGTTGCTCGGCCCAAGCATTCTTCGCCTTCTCGGTCGCCGCGATGTCCGCGGGCGGTTCCTCGTCGGGATCGGGCTTGGCCTCGGCCTTTTTCGGACCGCCCAAGAGTTCAGCCAAGGCGTCAGCATCGGCCGTGGCCGGAGCTTCCTCTTTGGTTGGCTCGGCAGCGGGTTCCGCTTTCGGGGCTTCAGGGGTTTCGGTTTTGGTCTCGGGAGCTTTGGGAGCTTCCGCCTTCGGGGCTTCGGGCGCAGGGGTCTCCTTGCCGATGCTGTTGAACGCCTCGGACATGGAACGCGCCACGTCGAAGCTCATGGTGCCACCGGCTTCGGAAAGCTCGGTGGATGGTTGGTTCTCTGCCGCCGGTGCAGATTCGTTACGCGGCGTGGTTTGCTCTGACATAAAAGGTTACTCGTCGACCAAGTTCGGCATGAGGTCTTTAGTCGACGGCACGACCTTGATCGGGGTCGCGAGGGCTTCCAGGGAACGCAGCGCGTGGAAGAACCCTTCGCGGCGGGCGTTTTGGAGGGCGTTGAAAATTAAAAAGTCGACATCGCTCGGCACCGGCATCTCGGCCGGCTCCCCCAGATCGCGGAGCACTTCGAGGGCGGCTTGCACCGCGGGGTGACGCATCACCTCGGCAAGTCCGGTTTGCAGGAGTTCGTTGCGGCGGAAGCTGTTCAGGTTGTGTTTCATAAAATGATTACGCCTCGCTCGGACTGATCCGCAGATAGCATCTCGCCAGTGAAAGGTTGCGCTTCTTGAGCCAGACCCCGTCGCCCGTCTCCGAGTCGCGGGTGCCGCGGCCATTGGTATTGCCCTCGACCACATCGATCGTCCGAGCCCCCACCCCGACGACAATTCCGGTATGGGAGAAGTCAAAGACCACGATGTCGCCCACTTTTGCCTTCTCCGTCTCCGGCAGCACGGTCACGGTGTTCGGACGCTTATTGGCCCAGTCAATCAGACCGAAGGCCAACGCCGTGGTCGGTCGCCACTTCTCAGGCGAAGTATGCTTCAACCCGAGCCACTTCTTCGCTTCAGGATACGCGAGCCACTGCTGCACGCACCAATCGACAAAGGCCGCGCACCAAGGCCAAGGACCGGGCTTCAGACTCGAAGCTGCTTGGTAGACACGGACCTTGGCTCCGCGGTTGTTGCCACCTGATTCACGCACTCCCACTTGGGACAACGCCACATCTGCCAGTTTGTCGATCATTAGAATTCCGCTTTCCCCCTGATTCCCACGTAGGCTTTCTTCCCCGGTTTGATCTCCGGCCTTATCGACCGCAACAGCCGCAGCCAGAACGGCCTTTTGTCTTCTTTTTGCTTCGGCTTTTGCCGGAAGATCGCTTCATGGATTTGGTGTTCGGTCACTTTTCCACTGCAAGTGCGCGGCGCACTTCGGTGTAGGTCACCGGCCCTGGGATGCCGTCCTGGTCGGTATTGACCAAAGCCTGAATCCGTTTGATACCCGGCGTTTGGGCCGCGTTCGTGGCGTAGTTCACTCCCGCCAAGATCGCGGCCACAATAAAACCCGCGACTGCGGCTTGGTCGATCTGGCCGGCGAGTCCGGCGTCAAACGCGGCGACCTTGGCGACAAGAGTCGCGACAAAGCCCGCGATGATCGGGGTGAGGAGACTTCCGGACTTCGAGACCAGAAACCGCATGATGGTTAGTTTGATCTTATCCATAGATTATTTCTCCAAGCGCATCCGCTGGACGGCCGACTCGATGGTGAAACGGATCAAAGATTCGGTCGCATCGACACCCTGTTTAATTGAAGCGTTTTTGAGGGCGGAGACCGCCTCTTCACGTTTCTCGGCCCCCGACTTGTCGGTCGTGGCCAGCGAACGCACGATCTCCAGGGCGATCGGGAGCAAGATGCCCGTGCCGGTGATGGCGAGCGACCGGAGGAGCGGCGCGTAGAAGTTCCAAATGGATTGTGTGATCCCGAGGATCTTGTCGAAGAATGCTTTCATAGTTATGTGGTTATTACTATCGGTTCAAAATTGCGGCCCGCAACCCGTCCATCAAGAAAGCAGAGAGCGCCCCGATCGCAGCGGCGATCCCGTAGATCGTCGACTTGGTGTTTTCGAGGTGCTTCAACCTCTCGTCATGTTTCTCGAAAGAACGCCGGGCGTTCTCTTGGTGCTCCAAGATCAGGTCAACCTTGGTCTCCAATCTCGCCAGTCTCTCGCCATCCAAGCTCATCGACAACGATTCTTCCTTCCGTCGGCGGGAGCCGTCGGGGGCCAACATGTTGAGCGGGTCAGAGACATTCATCACTAATATGCTTCTGTATCAGGACTCCTGCAACTGAGGCTCGCCCTCCGTCAACTGCTTCTCAATAGAGACCGCCACAGGCAAAAGCTGGGATGCGGCGTTGAGCCCTCCTGCCTTGGTGGCGATGTCCAGAGCTTGCATGACGATGCGGGCTTCGGCTTCGGTGAGTGTTACTTGTTTATTCATTGGTTGTTTCCTCCTGTTCGACGGTCTCTTGCTGGCTGGCCAAGTAGGCTTGTGTGGCAGGGATCGCCGCAATCACAGCATCGAAGGCCGCTTTAAGCTCTGGCACTGCCACCATGATTTCGGGGTTCAGGGGCGCGGTCATGCGCTGGACCTGATCGCCAGAAGCAATTTGGCCATCCGAAGTGGCGGGCAAAAGCTCCACGGTAATGCTTCCCGAATCCGCCGTAGGCTGGATCGCGGAAAGCGTATAAACATGGAGTTTGTCGTAGGTTTTTGACGGCACGGGGTCCGTCACTATTGGGGTTGGGTTGGTTAGCATAAGATTAGGTAGCGATGAGGCCCAAGGTGCGGAGGCGGGCGAGCAGATCGTTGAGGCGGGCTTGCGTGCTGGCGGCGTCTGTGGCGTCTGCCACGGCGGCTTGCTGGACTACGGGGGTCGCGTTGAAGAATCCGATCTTCTGCGTGGTCGCCGTGCCGATCTTGGTGCCAGTAGTGGTGTCGGTGACGATGTCTCGCGTGGAGGCGTCGAGGTTGCCGTTGAGGGTCAAAGCGCCACAGGCGAGTGGGGCAAAGTCGCTGTCGTTGGCCAGCCTCACTTGCAGTGCGGTGCTGTCGCGCTTTAGCGCAGGGAAGCTGCTGGTGGTGCCGCCGAATTGAAGGCGGTCAAAGCCGTTTTGCGCGTTGTTTGAAATACGCAAACGTCCATCGGCGTCTGAATACATGCGAACCCGAGTTGCCCACACAAATACACCACCCGATTGGGCTACATAGTTACTTGCTGTTATGGTGCCTGTGAAAGAAGCATTGCCGTCTGTTGCAAGGGTCAGCCGCGTCACCCCATCCGTCTGAAACTCCAGCGCCCTCGCCGCGCCGCCGCCCGATCCCTTCTCCGTGCCAATCTGAAACGTCCCGCCAGCCGAACTCCAACGCATGAATCCCCGCTCGTAGTTGCCTGTGGCGGAAACGTCAGTGCCTGTGATTTGGCCGTAGATGCGGAAGGCTTGGGGGCTTAAGCCACGGCGCTGGGCGAGGGTGTTTGCGGCGTCTCGGAATAGGCGGAGGTCGCCTCCGCTGTCGTTGGCAAACGAATTGCTGCAAAAACCAATATACGATGCGTTGCCGACTGCAACGCCTTGCGGCAATAAGGCCGATTCAAGCCCACCGCTTCCATAGACGTTTGCACCACCAACAATGCGGCCATCGCGGCGGATGTATGCGACTGACGACCCGCCGACACTGCAAAGCAGATGATAGCTTTCGGTCTGGCTGTTCGTGTTTGTTATGTTGGTTTCTATGGCGCGAAAAAACGTTGCGGAGTTATTCCACGTTTGTGTCACGGCCAGCGGCGTGCTTGCGGTGATCGTGCCCGTATTGCTTGATAGCGTGGTGAAGGTGCCTGTAGTCCCGCTGATGGCGGCTGGCGTGGTGGAGCCGATGGCTGGCGGACTGGCTGCGTCGAATCCCGCACCAAACTCTACTCCTGTGGCTCCAGAGTTAACCCTTAACACCTGATTGGCGGTGCCCAAAGCGAGTGTTGTAACTGCTCCTGCTGTAGTTGTGACTACTGGCAATCCCGAAGTGGAACCCACCTTACCGTCATTGGTGAT